ACGGTTAGCAAGTAGCCATCTGATTAAACGCTGCTCAAAGAAACTAGCTTTCTGTGCATAGTGTTCCATACCAAAGGCTACCTCTGAGCGTGATACGCTTGCTGAGAAATCACCGCTTTGAGTTTGTAGGCCTTTGTTCTTAAGTTGGTACGTCAAACCAAATACTGCATCCTCTGCACTCCTCCATGCAATGACCGGCTGAATGAACTCTACCAAATCTACCTCATCAGGTAGTAAGGTCTGAGCATTGTACTGAGCAAGCATATAATTATAGAACGTAGTGCCCAGGATAGGCTGCACTCTTAATGCCGCTTGTGTCGCAATGTAGGGAGTTACGTCAGTAACATCCACATTAGCTGTAATGGGTGTGTTTGTTTTGAGGTATGACTCAGTTATGAAGTACAGCATTATACAATAGGTTGAGTAGGTTCATCAATAGGAGGTAATGAGGCTAGAGCACGTATCTCATTGGTAGTCATTTTTTCAAGTACTTTACCTAGTAGTGCATCACTCAAGTTATTCAATGCATCCTTAACTTTTGCCGTCTCTTCATCTACCTCTATGATAGTATCTCCAATGATTTGAAAATTATTGATTGTGAAATCAGCAGGGATGCGAGCAATGGTTAAGAGCTCATTAAAGATAGTAGTTACCTGAGCACGCAACTCCATTACTACATTCTTTTCAAAGATAACATAGGCTTGCTTGATATCACTGCCACTACCTAGGCTTCCAGTGGTACGTACTCCCATAAGAATAGGGTCAATGGTATGAGCAAAACAAATCTGTTCTGTATTCAATGCAGATGCCTCATGAAATAGCTTATCATTGCCATTAGTTGGTAGGCTTTCTATCTTTGGAAGTTGGTCCGCACTGTTAGCAAAAAATGCAACTGCCTTTCCTGCATTGGCTGCACCCTTGAGTCGGTCAATAGTTTCCTTGATCATGTGCTTTTCTTCCTCAGACTGTGGACGTTTTGGGAACATCATAGCAAAGGATGGGAAAACACTATTTTGAATGTTACTTTTAGCGAAGTAACTTAACTCGCCACTCAAAAATGCAAAATTTAAACAGGAACTATATGTTGGTATGGAATAGTAGTCCTGCCCTACCGACTTAACCTCGTAGCTAAATAGTTGACATGCATCTTTACAGGTGATGTGGTAAGGCTTAATTTCCTCAATGCCTATTCTCCTGCTCCAATCATCACACAAAAAGTACATTTTTTTATCTCTACCTACCCTTACTTTCTCAGGAGATACATTCTCTATCTTGATTAGCTTTCTTTTCTCACCAAAATACAGCTTGAAATATACTCTATTGTGTAGAATTAACTGCTTTGTAACTGCCTTAACGGTGTGCTTGAGGTTAGCTTTCTTTTCAAAGGTAAACATCTCTAGCTTTTCCTGTGGTGTGAGCTTGTCAGTGGTAAGGTTAAAGCCTCCACCAATCACAGCGTTAGTCTTGAAGTCTACAATGGCACCATGCAGCGGTGAGCTGAAGTACATCTGATTCAATAGCTCAGGATAGAGGTTGTCACTTCCAAAGTACTGCCACATGTTAGCATTATACCTGGGGTCTACCACAGGTAAGGTTAGGTTACCTCTCCCTACCGGTAGGAATGGGGTGCTAAATGATTGATAGCCCTCAATTACCTCGGGGCCTTTGTTGCTTTTAATAAATCTATCGTACCATGCCATAGTTAATCGTATATTGAGTTACCTGCAGGACCACTTACTACCATTCTCCCCTCCTCAATTACTACGCCTGTAGTCTGAGCTATGGTTAGGGGCAAAACGAATGCTGTTGAGCTTTCATATACCTCATACGTGTACTGCCCTTTAATTAGTATGATATCCGTTGGCTCATCTAGAGCAAACAGGTTGTATCTTTCAGGGTAAGCACTTGCATCAGGAGCTGTGAATAGCTGTGGTGTGCTTGTGGTATTCATTTCATTGGTGAATACAAATAAATAATGCGGTGTGGGTACAGTCGTTACCTCTGTTAAGGTTAAAACAAACTGATTAATTACTCCCTGTTCAATGTAAATCACACCTATATTAAATTACACTTATCAAATGTTCATAAAAAAAGCCCCACCATTACGGCAGGGCTCTAAATATAGAGAGGTAGAATTGCTTATTGAACTCCGATTGCAGCAAGTGCAGCAGGTAACATATTAACCTCATATGCTAGGTACTCATTCTCAGCTACCAAAGTAACAGAGTATTTTGAACCATCCGCACGAGCTGTTCCTGAGCCTTCACCTGTAGCAGATACCTGCAAGTATGGGAAGTACCAATATAAACCGTTAGCATCAAGGATGATAGCTGTAAGATACTGCTGTCCTGAGCCTAAGATTTTAATAGCACGAGACTTAGCAGCTTCTCTTCGGTGGAACATTAAGTTAATAGTCTGAGTTACAAAAGAGCTACCATTAACTAGGTCAATAGTGCTATCCTCAGTGTAGTTAGATGTGTTGCGTCTAACGTAGAAGTTTTCAAAAAGTACAGGAGCAGCCTGAAGAGTGATACCTGTTATCGACCATCCTGCACCCGCTGATGGGTCCGTTGGGGTGATAGACAAAATCTCATCTTGTTGGTTAATCCAAATACCATAAATACCTCCACTGTTGTTAAGACACGATTTTGCGATTGATTCTAATGCTTGACAAGACATGTGTTAAAGTATTATATAAAGGGGGTTGCCCCCCTCTATGGATTATTATTATGCGTAGTAAACGATATCTGTAGGATTCACGAAAGAGAAACCAACCTTCATGTTAGCACGAGTACGGATAACCGGCTCAGCAACAGTATCAGCTAAGTTTACAGCACGTAAATCAGATGGGTCTCCCTCACCATCAAAGGCAAAGATTAAATTGTCTTTCAAAGTGATCACAAATTTGTTGTTACTCATTCCTGGACAAAGAACAATCTTAATACCTAAGTAAGTCAAAGACAAATCTTGAGTGATGTAAGCATTAGTGTTACCACTAGCTACACCTAATCGGTAGATATTTACTAATTGAGCAGGCATGTAGATACGTAAATCAGCTGTACGTGATGCGATTTCTGCAGGAACTAAAGCAAAAGCAGCCTCTAATTTTGCACCTAATCCACCAACTCCTGAGAATGTAGTGATAGCACCTGTACCACCATTGATAACAGTACCGGCTACAACACCAGCAGCTAATCCTTTCTCATAACCATCACACAAAGCAAGTTGTGGGTTAACAGATAAGATATCACCTTTCCAACGTAGAGCTTCAATTTGTCCGTTAACAGCATTTGCCATCTCAGACCAATAGTAGTTAAAGAAGTTAGCTACAGAGAAATCACCGTTAGAACCTGCTGCCATCTGTAAAGATACAAATGATTGCTCTAGGTCAAACTGACACACTTGAGCCATTGCAGAAAGAGCACATACGTCAACTTCGTGTGAGCTTAAATCATCTGCGTTAAAGTTAGGGAAGTTACATGGTGATGCAGCCAATAATTTGCTACCAAAAGTAACTGTACCGATTTTAGTCTTGTACTTGATACCTGGTAAAGTACGGAAGTTATCAGCAATCTCAGTACTTCCTAAATAAGCCTGTGCATAGAATGCATCAGCGTTAGGGGTTAATTCTGCACTTGGCAGGATTTGTAGGTCAAATCTTAATTTTCTCATTTTGTTTGTTTGTTATTTGTTGTGTTAAATTTTACAAAGTTACTTAGTCTTTGATGTGCACTCAAGGCCACATCCTCCATCATCTCCTCATCCTCTACCTCAGTAGACAATATCTCATCTAGTTGGTTACGCATCTCTGCAATCATTGCAGCTACAGCGTTCATGTGCTCATCTAATAAAGGTCGTACAATAGCAATGATAGCCTCTGCATCTACTACAGGGTCTACCGCCATTGTCTCCTCTTCTACTGTATCCTCTTCGATAACAGTATCTTCTAGGGCTACCTCTTCTGAGGCTTCCACTACTTCGGCATCACGAATCTCAGTAATCTCTCCGTCAACTACAACGTAGATTTTACCATCGATTAGGTGCTCTCCATCAGGTAACTTGTTCATATTTGTTTTTGTTTTTGTTTGCTCTTTTAATTTCATGCCTAAGTACCCCTCAATGGAGAAGCCTATTTGGTCCTGTGCTACTAGCTCAGCATAGTATTCCTTATCAGTAACCTGGGCAGTTACCATTAGCGTACCCTGTGGTACCTCAATGCCAAATGTGGAGTAAGCCTTATCCTGTTTTGGGTTGTCTACTATCCATGCCTCAAGTACATAGGCAGGAACGGTCATAGACTGATCATGCTCTAGGTTAAATAAGTCACGATTAACCATTTGCTTCATGAACTTACCATGAATTAGCTCAATCTCCTCTTTGGTAAACTTAACATTGTACTCCTCATTAGTATCCTCATCCAATCGGTATATCTCCATAGGTATCAAAGCAGGTGCAGTAATACGATACTTGAGCTCATCATTAAAAAATAACGGCTTAGCTTGGGAGTTGAATGCCATCCCTTTTACTTTGATGGCAGGATTAGAGGTAAAAGCTATCTGCTCTATGCCAAGGTCCTCACCATTTTCAGCGTATGCTGGGTCAATAGTAATTTGGTAGGTAGGGATTTTATCTTTAGCCATTACCTATATTAAAAATTTCCTATATTTGTTCAAATTTTATAACATGATAAGTATATTAAGTAGTGAGATTCCCAATCAGCTCGATGAGATAACCATTGAGCAATTTGAAACCATTACCGATATTAACAATGACCCTAACTTGGACCCCATTGATAAGCACCTAAAAGTGTTTGCTTACCTTGGCATCCCTGAGAGTGAGTTCTGGGATTATGATGTGGCAGATTTTGTTAATGTGGTCAAAGAATTTAACTCATTAGAGCAGAAAGAATATGCAACAGTGGAGGAGCTTGAGCTTGAGGGATACACCTACCGAGCAGAAATGAGATTGACCGTACGGGATACTAAGATGATTGAAAAGGTAGCACTACATAAACAGAAAGGATATGTATCTGAAATGTTAGCAATCATGTTCAAACGGGATGACCTTACTTCCACTGAGCACTACACAGATGCACACATCAAGCACAAAGCAAAGCTCATTAGAAAGTTAACAGCAAATGTAGCTATACCTTATCTAATGTTTATTGCGGAGAAAATCAGCCAACAAGTAAAGAATGATACAAGTACCCAAGCAATGGAGTGATATAACTCTAGAGCAGTTCATTGAATTTAACGGAATAGC